CCGTGTTCTGATTGAGGCGTTGGATCAGGAGTTGCGTAACGCCGCAAGCGTGACGCAACAGGGCGGATGGGACCGTGGGTAACGGGCAAGAACCCGTCTACGTTTTCGGCACTGATCTTCTGCCGGAACCGGTTGCTTTCGGCATGACAATGCGGAAACATTTAGACGAATACGGTGACGATCATGAACGGGTTTTGCGTGTTTCTGCGGAGATAGCGCACAACCTGGAAGCACTAAAGACTGCGGTTGCTTTTGTGCGTCGACAGGCAATGTTGGACGCACAAATGGAGATAAGTAACGGCGCCAAGGTGGGTCGCCTGGCGGGTGTGGGGCGGGTGCGGGCGCATGAACTTTTGAACCGTGCCACGGGTGAACGGATGCACAACGTGGCGTTGTCGGATGTGATCCCCGTTCTGAGTGACGCCCCGCTGTATGATTGACCAGGTACCGTACCCCAACCCCCCTTTAGGGGGGGTTGGGGGTAACGGGGGCCGGTTCCCGCCGGCACCGTCTTTCCTCTCCGAGGCGGTGCCGGCCACCGACTGTCACAACCGTCTGCCATACTGGTCACATGATTGAGATTCCGATACGCCAGAGTTGGTTGAACACCTTCTCGAACTGTCCAGAGCAGGCCCGCCAGGAACGGTTGGGTCTTGTACGTTCGCAGGAAAGCAGCGACATGCTGCGTGGCAATATGGTTCATGCCGCTATCGAGTATTGCGGTAATGAACTAATGCACACGGGTAACAGGGTTTCCATTGAAGAAGCATCTGAATACATGGATTCTATTGCTTCTGATCTTGCCGGCACCGTTGAAGTTTGGCGACATGAGTTTGAAACTGTGGTGGATGTCGCCCGAAAGAACCTTGTTGCCTGGCATGAAGAAGTCTTTCCGAACCTGTTGGTTCCGACCGGAGTCGAGCAGACGTTCCGCACCGTTCTGGATGAACGTGACGGCGTACGCTTAGTGCTGACCGGCACCGCCGACTGGGTGCAGGATGATCTGATCGTCGACTGGAAGAACCCGAGCCGGGCGTATGAACCGTGGGAGCAGAAGCGGTGGAACCTCCAGGCCAGCGTCTACTGCTTCGCTCTGGGTGTGCCGTACTTCGATCTGGTGTGTCTGGTAAAGGGCAAGGTTCATACCATCAGGATCGAACGACACGATCCCGATACCGAAGCATTGCGGGATCTATGCTGGTCAGCAGCCGCTCTTATACAATCCGATCTGAAAGTCTGGCCGTTGCGCTGGGCGGGATGGCATTGCTCACCAAAGTGGTGCCCCGTCTGGCAGGCCGGTGAATGCCGAGGGAAACACCTTGGCCCAACACCCTGGTAAAGGGAGAGAGAGAGTTATTTATGAGTGGGAGAGATGCTTCCATTGTTGCCCAGGTTGCCGCAAAGGTTGCAGGTGAAGTCTGCGCCGGTAGCGGTGACGCCAACCTGTACCTGGCTACCGTTGAAACGGTCCACAACGATCTGGTGGAGCGTTGCGCTCTGGAAACGCTGACTACCGCGTTTCCTGGTGCGACCGCTGAGGCTGCCCCTGCGCCGCCCCCTCCGCCGGGTCCAACCCAGCAGTCGGTGGCTGCCGCCCCGGTCCCCAGGGCCGCAACAGGGGCGCCCAGTGGCGCCCAGGTGGGTCAGAAGATATACCCACGGGTCGACTTCTGTGTCGGCAAGGGCTCCGACGAGAAGCAGGCTGCTTGGAACCTGCTGGCATTCCAGCCGAACGAGTGGTCGGACGGCAACGGCGGCACCATCAAGGTGTTCGAGGTGAAGGAACACGCTGACGGTTCCACGGATGTTTCCAAGAGCGGGAAGAACTTCCCGAACTTCTCCGTGATGAAGGAGGCGTTCACCCACATGGGGGTGAACGTGTCCAACAACGTCGGCATCTGGGTCAACGACGGTGACAGCAATGTTCCGTTGAAGGTGTGGGATCAGGCCGGTGGTCAGACCCAGGCCGACGCTGTCGACTTTGTGTGGGAGTCCCGCAGGGCGGATCTCCAGCAATACACCTACTCGAATAACCGGTAGGTGACGGATACTTCACCTGTCGCGCTCAGTGCGGCTGACATCGATGCCCGATTGAATGGTGTCGATGTTCAGCCGTCTGGCCGCAACTACCGTTACTTTCAGCCTAGCCATAAGGCGGTAGACAAGTGGGTGGAATACGCAGCGGGGAGCCACGACAGGTTCTTCCTGGGGTTAGGAGACATCGACAACAAGATGCGTGGCGTGTGGCCGTCTGACGTTCTCGTCGTGACGGGTCGTGCCCATAGCGGCAAGTCTGCCGTGTTGTTGTCTGCCATAGCGAAGAACCTGAACGAGGATCCGAACTTTCGGGCAGTCATCTTCACGCCGGATGAACCGGAGACTCTTGTCATCAGCAAACTGTACGCTTTGCTGTACCTCCAGAACCTGGCTGATGTGGAGGAAGCCCTCCAGGCCGGCGACATGATCCACAGGCAACACATCGAGGACGCCAAGGACATGCTGGACCGGGTCAAGATATTCCCGTCGGCTATGCGGTTCAATGAGATGAGTGAGGCGCTGTCGGAGTGTGAGGACTTCTGGCAGATCCGTCCCCGCTTCGTGATGATCGACTTCCTGGAGCAGTTGCCGGCGGCGTCTGGTTACGAGGGTGTGTCGTCGGTGTTGAAGGGTGTGAAGGAGTGGGCTGAAACGGAGAACCTTCCTGTCGGTCTGGTTCACCAGTCAGGCAAGAGTTCAACGAGGGGTACGTCGAGGGGGATGGACGACGGCAAGTTCAACGCCGACGAGTATGCGATCCTCCAGTTGAATGTGTTCCGTAAACGGGATCTGGCGAAACTCGACGATTACCAGCAGCGCATCCATTCCGTATCCATCTCGTTGGATCTGTGTAAGAACAAGCGGCCGCCGTGCCACACCACCAATCCTCCTGTGGATTACTTCATGGATCCGCATTGCGGGCTGGTGCGTGAATACTACGAATCAGATATTCCTTCGGATGACCGATGGTTGACGTAGTCGATACGTTCGCCCGGCTCCACCAGGGCGGCCGTATCGCCATCAACTACGATGGTATTCGCCCGTTGGTTGATTCCAAGGGGGAGGCTTACTCTGCGGTTGGTGAGCCGTATGAGGATGCGATCAGGGAACACCTTGATGGGGAACCCCCGATTGGTGTGTACCCGTTGTTCAGGAAGGATTACCAGCGCACTACCGAATGGTATGTGAACTGGTTGGCTGTTGACCTGGACGAGGGTGAGCCTGACTTCATTCACGCCTGCAATCTGCAACGGTTGTTGGAACGGTTCAATGTTCGTGGCTGGATTGAACGGTCCAGGTCGAAGGGCTTCCATGTGTGGGTGTATCTGCGGCAGCCGTTGACTGCCGAGTTTGGCCGCGAGGCGATGATGGGGGCGTGCCGGCTGCTGGATGTACCCACCAAGGAGGTTTACCCGAAGCAGACGGCGTTGGATGGGAAAGGGTTCGGGAACTGTTTGTTGTTGCCGTATCCGAACATGGGGAACCCTGGCCGGCAGGTCATCATCAACGATGATGACACCCCGTACCCGTTGGAGGCGTTTGTGGAGCAGGCGTGGGAGTCGAGGGCGAGTAGCCATGCGATCCGTTCCATCCATGCGTTGTACCAGGAGCGTCACTCGAAGCCCATCGCTCAGGTGGAGCATGTCAGAACGCGCCGTGATTCAGACTTCGGGTTCATTGCCCGCAGGATCTGGGATGGAGACATTCGGGAGGATCGTTCCAACGCCCTGTATTCTTTCGCTTGTTCGCTATTTAGGCAGAACTACAGTGACCACACTGTTCTGCATTTGACAGGTCAACTCGATGAGCGTGTCGGAAAGTTCGTTGGCCGTAATGACCGTGACCGCCGCTTGGAGGAACTTGTGATGAATGCCCGTAACAACACCCTGGGGGATTCCAATGGCACCTAATCCTGAGACATACCGGTTCACTGTTCGTGGCCGGCCGAAGGCGAAGGGTCGGCCACGTTTCGGAAAGGGGCGCACCTACACGCCGAAGGGAACGGTCGATGCCGAGCAGGTGATCGCTGATGCGTACAAGGGGCCGAAGTTTGAGGGGCCGGTGTCGTTGGCGTGCGCGTTCTCCAACGACCGGGTCACGATCACGTTGACTCCGATAGAGATGGAGAAGTCTCCGTTGCGGGGAGATGTTTCCAACTACCTCAAACTCGTTGAGGATGCTCTGAACGGTTTGGCGTATGACGATGACCGTCAGGTTCATCGCCTGATCGGGAAGAAGAAGTGATGCAGATTGAACTGGACCCGTGGGAGTACGAACACGCTTTGAACATTGGTGCCCGCCGGTATGTGGCGAACTGGGGTAAGCGTGACGCCACCCATTATGACAAGAACCGTATGGAGGACAACCGCACAGCGCAGGCTGCTGCCTGCGTGGGGGAACTAGCGGTAGCGAAGATCACGAACCAGTATTGGCCTGGGCATGTGTGGCACAAGTCGGATCATAAGACTTACAAGCATCTGCCGGATGTGGGTCACAACATTGAGGTGCGTCGGGTACGGACCAGCACCAGTGCGGCTGTACGCCGCCGCCAGTTGGAACAGGGGTTGATCCTGTGGGTGGTGCAACCTGTTCCTCCTGAGTTTCGGGTCGTCGACATTCTGGGTTGGATCGATTACGACGAAGCGTGGGCGAAGGGTGAGCCGGCGCATTACGACCTGGAGAACACCAGGGTCATCGGGGAGCAGTTTCTGAACGCACCGTCGATTGAGTAGGGCGGAGCGGGGGGCATGGACATCCGATCCGCAGATGCTGGATCTGCTATTAGGACCGGTCAGTCAATCACAGACTACGATCCGGCCGTGGTCGCAGCGGCGCCCCGAAACTCTTTACGATGCTTTGGTGCGTGCTGCTCCGTTCACTGAGCCGGAAGAAAGTATCGACGAACAGAACGAGTTGAGGGAGATCCTGGCTGATGCCGTGGATTCCCTCAGTGACGAAGATCAGTGGATCTTCCTCATGTTGACGACGGTCCGGCTCAGTTTGCGGTTTGTGGGCAGCGTTCTGGGTGTACCGAAGACCACGTTGGCGCGTAGACGCGACCGGATTATTCGGAAACTACAGGAACAGTTGTCAGAGTCGACGCTTGTTCAGAAACGCCTTGTCCGTCAATCGTCTTCGAACGAATCGTAGAGCATCAGGCATTGTTCCAGCATGTCCATGAAACCGTTCACCCATCTGAGGATGCGAGACAAGGCGATGAGGTCGCCGCCGTCTGCGTCATGCCAGGTGCCAACCATGCTGAGTGCTTCGTCGTGTTGGAACACCAGTAGTGTTCCGAGGCGACTGTTGTGCCAGGAAGCGTGGGTGCCGTCCTCCATGTCGAGGATGTGCCGGCTTTCTTGCAGGGAACGCAGAATGTCTTCTTCTAGTTGGACGCCACTCGATGCCATGAAGTCACCCCATTTGGCATCAAGGTCGTCCACTACGCGATCTTATCCCTGGCGTACGTCTTGATGACGGATAGTGCTGCGGCGGTGCCTGCGACGACGGCCCCGCGGCCGGTCGACAGGTCACTGATAAGGAATACTCCCAGGAATCCCTGAACGAACGTCCAGGCTGCTCTCTCTAGCATGTCGGTCATTTTGAACCCTTCGATCTGTTTGCCTTATCGTAGGCAATAGCGGCGGCCTGGTCCCGTGGGTACCCTTCGGTAATCAACTTACCGATGTTGTGGCCGATTACGTTCTGGCTGGACCCCTTCTTGAGGGGCATGTCAGTAACTTGGGCGACGAGGCTTCTTCGGCATCAGTCGAACAGTGCCTTGCGGGCACCGGCCTTCGATGGTGAGCCGACAGTACCGATACCGCCACCCGTCTTCACCGAGGTGACCAGCACCTGGCTGGCCTTCACCTTCTTGGGGGTTGAACCATCTCTCATGGTGTCCTACTTCCCGAAGGGGCGGCCGCCACTGTTGGCGTTCCCCAGTTTCGTCTTGCGGAGATACGCGGCGTCTTTCTTCGCCTTGCCGCTCATGGCGTGCATGTTCTCGCTCGATGTCGAGTCGTAGGGCTGTTCGTCCTGCGATCCGAACGTCTTCTCGAATGTGTCGTAACCTTTGCCCTTCGGCATGTGGGTACCTCCTATTAGATGGATGGGGTGTCCCTCTACACGAAGAACAATGCCGTCCAGGTGTCACCGTCAAGGACACCGTTCGGCTTCAAGAAGCCCATAGCCTTCTCGAACTGTTTCACAGCGCCGGCTGTACGCCTACCATAGATCCCGTCAACAGGACCAGGGTCGTACCCACGGCCCTTCAAACGGCTCTGAGCGGCCCTCACAGCCTCTCCACGGCTCCTGTGGCGCCACGACAGGGGTGCAGCCGCCACACGGTCCCTGAGAGCCGTCAGATAGGCCACAATCCCCGCCCAATCAATATCGGAAGGCGGACCCTGCTCAACATGGGCACCATCCGTCAACCAGTCATACAGCCAATCACCAGGACAAG